GGCAGAGGCCGAAATGGAAGCTGCTGAGTCGGCTGATGATGCTCTGGCATTGTTCAGAGACATGGCCAACGGCTAGAATATTTCAGCTGCAGGTGAAGCCACGTAGTATTCGTTATTGCGTGGCTTCTTCTTTTGGTGTATATGTGTAGTTGGTGTAGATACATTATTCACAGCTGTGGAATTCGAGCTAATTATATTGCCACCAGCAGAAGAGTTCCTTGAAGCTTGTCTTTCTTCATTTGCCATAGCACTTGTTCTTCTATTCTTTTCTGCTTGTGCATTCCTTAGTTGTTCCATATCAGTATCATAAGAATCGGTCAAGCCCAGAGTTGAACCTAAGAAATTCAAAAAACCAGGCCCTGATTTTTGTGCTTCAAGACCTTCAGCGATTTGTTCTTCTAATTTTTCATCACTAGCACTATTTGATTCATTTATTACTGCGTCCGGCCCTTCACTGCGATCAAACTTAAAATCACCCATGAATGGTATCGTTTGAATCACGCTCTCTACTGTACCTATTAATGATTTCCAAAAAGAAGATAATAAATTACCAAGGGTAGATATTATTCCACCTTGTTCATCAATGAATCCAGTTATATCTGTACCAGCAATCCAGTCAATCAATTGAATCGGCAATCCTATTAGAACTTCAAGTATACCCTCTGCCATTCCTCGTAACCCAGTAAGAACAATAGTTGCAAAGTCTGCAGAGTCTGGCAATTTTAATATATCTTCAACAGCTTGAAATATACCATTACCTAGTGCCATAAGTGGCAATAGTACAGTCCCAACCAACCCCTTTGACAATATTCCTTTGAATCCACCCATGCTAGTTACAAATCCCTTAACCATAGGTACTAAATTCTTTGCTATCTTCTTTAGATTTTTGAACATATTAGCAATGCCACTAAATACTCCTTTAGCTTTTTCCTTTTTATTTTTTGCACTATCTAATAACCCAGCACCAATTGATTTGGTAGCATCAATTAATTTCTGGAACATGAATTTTCTTTCTTTTACTTCTTCTGTGGATTCAGGTGTTACTGATGATTTATTTTCTTCTAATGTTTCAATTAGTTCATCTTTTATTTTCTCTTGTGCTAATAAATTTGCTCCAGCAATTTTAATATTTGTATCTGATATATTAGATAATGATTTTGTATTAGACTGCCTACCTAATATAGATATATCAATTAATGTTTTAACTAAATTATCATTACCTTCTTCTATTGCAGAAGTTTCAAGCTTTGATTTTGCTTCAATTGCTGTAATTACTTTGTTCTGTGTTTCATCTAATTCTTCAATTTTCTTTTCAACAAATTGTCCGCTGAGTTCTGTAACCTCTTTCAATTTAGCAGTTGCATCTAAGTCGGCTTGGTGCATAGAATCTTCGCGTTGTTGCTTGGCTTCCTCTAGAGCCATTTCAGCTTTTGCTTCTGCTGCTTGTTGTATCTTGCCAGCTGCCCACATAAGCCCTAGGCCAGCTATACCAGAGTCGGATAACAGAGTAGCAGTGACGCCAAGTATTGCTGGTGTCAACGGGCCAATTTTTTCTTTTAGGTCCTTAAAGCCACGAACTAATGCTTTATCCTGAGACCCAGAGATTTTTTGTAAATTGTCCAGAGACCTAAATTGATTTTCTAATTGTACCCTTGCATTGCGATCGACGCCCTTAGAATAATCTAATTGCTTCTTCATCTGAATAAGCTTTTCTGAGTCTTTCTTTATTGCAGCACGGTTACCATCAGCAATGTTATCTGCCATTTCGCCTAAGCGACCAGAAAGCTTATTTGCTATTGAATCTTTAAATATATCACTTTGCTTATCAGCAGCGATTTTGATTCCTTCCAACTCAGCAAAATTCTCTGCACTTAACTTTGAATCTTTTGCTGATAACTCATGTAAGCCAGTAGTAGTTAACTTTGCAGTATCCGTTAATCCATTTATTATACCAATCTGCTGTTCTTTGATATTACCAGCTATATCATCCTCTAATGCTTTCTTTAGATTTGTTGTATTTTCTTTAGCAGATTTTATAACATTTTCAGTATGCTTATTGAGAGAATCTAATTTCTTTGCTTGCAACGACGATGCTTTTGCTTCTGATTCTTTATTAGCCTTTGCAGAATCAGCAGCATCTTTAGTATTCTTAGCAATATCTTCTAAATTTTTATCATCTTTGTTTGTGGCCATTTTTATTTTCTCTGTTGTCGTTCTTGATTGACTCGTTTAACTTCTTCTGTATATAACATTAAATATATCTCCCGCTCGAACGGAAGCATATTTTCAAGTTCAGCCAATGTAATATCTATAAGCTCTGATGCCATTAAATCAAAATTGATTTTATAGTGCTGGTGTGCTAGTTGTGCATCAAAGCTTAGCCGAAAAAATTAGCTAAATGCTTAACCTCTAAATCATGTTTACTCTTACATGCTTTGCACGTAAATCTTTTAGTGAATACCAATTCTGGCAAATCATCAAAATACTTCTTCACTGCTTGTGATTGCTCTTCAGTCATATTGATTAAAATATTATCAATAATTTCATCGTTAGTAAAATCAGTATATACTTCATCACCATGTAAAACCATTTCAACTGATGCTGCCATCATATGTAATCCAGAGTTTGTATCACTACCATCATCTGCCTGCATTGATTTCCTTACGCTTGCAAAAGTAGGAGCCTTCATTGATAATGTTAATTCATCATTTAGTTTTACTAATTTCTCTGGCTTGGATTTAGTTAATTTAATTTTATTTAAATCCAATTCAACTATATTTTCTGCATTGCATTCATTGCCATCTGCATCTGTCATCTTACATGTATATATTTTCTTTCTAATACTTCCTGAACTAGCAGCTTTGATTTTAATAAAAAGATATTCCATATCTGGTACACACAAATCATCTGCTGACAATTCATTAAATGTACATGCCTTGATAAGTTCAGCAACCACATCAAGCATATCTTCTATTTGCTTAGCCTCGTCATCTTCGGTCATCACGAGATTTAATATCTTATCTTCTTTAACTGTATATGGTCTGTATTTTACTTTCTTACCAGAGACTGGTAATATACATGATAATACTGGTGTTTCTAATTTTGGAAAACTCATTTCACTTCGCCTTTATATTATTTGCCATTCATTTCGTAAATATTGTATGTCATTGTAACTGTCATTTTTGCAACTTCGCCATCGGAATATGCCATTGGCAAATCATCTATCTTCATTGGCCAGATTGAAGTCATATGCCAAGTTCTTACTGCTGTATTTTGCTGATCTAATAATTGTAATTTCATTTCTGTAGAATATTCGCTAAGGTAATTCATATTATATGTTTCTGGGTTCCAGATAACGTCTATCCAATCCTCAAAGAATTGTCTCACATACCCATTACCATCCATATAAAAATTCATTACTATTGGGTTATAACTTCTTTGGTATGGTAATACAATCGGAGCAGATTTGCTAGCCCAGTCGAATGTTAATATGTCTGTACCTGGAAAGTTCACACTATTACAATTTTTATTAATCACTTGCATTATGTCATTGTCATATTTTGCTAGTGCTTTAGGTGGAGTAAGTATAACTTTATACTTGTTGCCACGTACGTAATCTTGTGCTACTGCCGATAAAATATCATTTACTTTCATGAAGTATATGCCTTCTTTTTATTTTCTTTGTGTACTGCTGCTTGGTCTTTTCCAATGAATTTAGTAGTAGGTAATACTAACATCAATTCCCAATCGTCATCTGGTATCCTAATAAGCTTAGATTGAACTTGCCTATTTAGGTACTTTCTTACGATCGGCCTGCCTAACCTAAATTTATCACTTCGCCGAATAACGTCCCATACTATCTTTATAAATGTTCTATATCTTGTACCACGTTTGTACATTTGCAATAAGTTAAATAATCTTAATCTAGCTTCAACATCTATTAGGTGCCAATTCAGGCCAGTAAATCCACCCTTGAAAGTGCTTAATACTAATACTGTTGGTGTTCTATCATAATATTTTAATTTAACTTTTCCAACTGGATCATATATAAATGAATAAAACATACCAGGCGTAACTCTTTTTGGTACTAACCGGCCATCTAACATACCGGGCGATCTTATCTTTTGTTTTATATAATTGACTGGTACGTTTGTATTTTCTATAATCCCGCCGATGAATAAATCATCGCATATTGTTCTATATTTTCTTATCCATTTTTCGTTTATGCCCTGATTAACTTCTTCAAGTAATCTGGAATCTAACTCATCCATGGCCTTTCGTCTCTCGCCTGGAGTATATCTACTATATCGTCCTTTTAATGAGTCATATTTGATATTCTTTTTCGCTTTTGCTTCAATCTTTGCAACAGCACTTTCTCTAGTATCTGAAATTTCAAGTATCTTATCAAGTACCCTATCGTTATATTCATTTATATATATTCTTTCTTTTGACACTTGATTATCTCGCCTTGAATAAATCTTTTTCAGTCAGCACAATAAAATTCATGCCCTTACTTTTTGCGTATGTATCTGCAGCTGTCCACTTTGCTTGGTTCTTTACATATGTATTCACTTTATTTACATATGCTCGTCTGTTCTTTCCTTGCCGTGGTGCCTTTGTTTGCTTAAATGGTTTTATCTCTATAATATTCTCAGTTATCACTCCGGTTTGTTCATTCACTACTCTTACGTAAAAATCAGTATAATATCTATGAACCTTATTATCTGTTGGACATCTGTAGGGTATTATTATTTCCTCTGAGCCCCATTGTAAAACTCTTGTACAATTGTCACACCATTTCATATAGGCCAGTTCCCACGAAGACAAATATCTGACATTGTTTATATTGCCTATGTATTTATCTTTATTTTTGACCCTATATTTTCCTTTATATGACATAGAAATATTTATAACACCAAGTAGGATAACCTGTTATAAATATTCTTTGGATAATTAAGGATTGTAACATGGCAATAACACCAATTTTAAATAATCGAATTACAAAGGCAGCACTGAACAAAACCGGTACTTCGTCTTATATTAATTCTGCTAAAGAAGAAAAATCAAAAGTAGATTCGTATATACGTGGCGGAAAGGAATGGGCAGATGCAGCTAGTGATTTAATAGCTGGAATAACTCCAGACATAAAGGAGTCTGCCGGCGATTTGCTTGGTTCATTAGCTGGCAAACAAGATATACTATCTGCTGGTAAAGATAATAAGATTGCAACCAAAGTATTAATTAATAATCTTGCTAATCTGGGCCCTGATAGTGCTGGTGCAATTGGTGCAAATCAGATAGTACAATTGTTCACTACTAAGCAACAAATAGTAAAAGATGCAGGAAAGAATAGAAGTTCCAGCACTAGGGGAAAATTAGTATATCATGATGTTCAATATAATGCTAATATAAATGATATCCTTACTCATGCTACTTTCTTGCCATTGCCCTCTACAATATCTTTTAGTACTGGGTTTGTATGGAATGTATATGAGAGCGGTGCTCTTGGAGATGCAATTGACAAGTATAACGGAAAAACATCAATAGATACATTGGGCGGTATGAAAGATATGGTATCAGTTGCTGGAGGAGTTGTTGGAAATTTAGCAAAGGTTGGTCAACATAAAATTGCTAAGAACTTGTCAGAGACTATATCTGGCGGAGAAGGACTATATAAAGCACTAGAAGCAAAGTCAGGGAAAGTATTTAATCCACGAGAGAATGTTTATTTTGATGGGATAAAACATCGTACATTCCAAGTAGTATGGGACTTAGCCCCACAGGATGAACAGGCTAGTGTACAAGTAATGGCACTAATAAAAGCTTTACATATCCAGGCTGCACCAGCAACAACTAAAAATAAATCATTTTGGACTATGCCTGATATATTTACATTTTCAATTATAGATACACATACACCAAAAACAATATTAGATCGTGGCGAAGTAGCTATTACTGGAATTGAATGTGACTATACTCCAGACGGAGTATGGGCTGCTTTTAGATCAGGGCAACCAGTACATATAACATTAACTGTGGACTTTATGGAAATGCAATTACCAGATAGGGCACGTAATATTGAAATGCTATCTAGCATAGACAACATAGCATATAAGGATCAATAATGTCATTATTAGATAAACTATCAAAAATTGAATATAGTGGTTACATAGTATCAGATATTACTAAACGATTTGCTATGTCAAAAGTAGCAAAGAATGATAACACAGTAATACAAGACTATTCTATTGAGGGCCATGAGAAAGCAGAACACCTAGCATTTGATTTTTATGGCTCTGCAGATCATGTATGGTTAATATATTTAGCAAATGATATAGTTGATCCATTTTATGGGTGGATTCTTAGTGATAATGTTTTATCTCAAGTAATTGAAGATAAATATGGAGCAGGGAATGAAAATGTTGTTCATCATTATTTGTTAGATGGAGAAGAATTGCCCGATCCGTTATATGGATTTTCCTCTAGTCTATCCAATCCAGCAATGGCAATATCTTCTGAGCTTGGACAGATACGCCATGATACAGTAGCAGGCGATATGCTATCACTGAAAAATGCTACAATGTCCAGGTACCATTCTGGCTCTGGCAAGTATTATATTGAATATCGAATCACTTCGGGTGACCCTGCAGATTTCGTATTCGGTTTAGGGTTGACTGATGCAAATATCAGATATCCAGTATTGGCAGATTATGATGGATTGACAATGTCTTACCCTGCAGCATCAAATACAGAGTTAGGAATAGCATTAACGTATAATGGAACTGCTTTTACTATTCATGAAAATTTTGATGGGGCTGTTTCACTATCACCTCAACAAATTACTCAGAATTCTACTAGTGCTGATAATTTTGGAATTGTATTAGATTTAGATAATAATGAAATTCAATTTTATATTGATGGGTTAGTAGTTGGAAGTGTTGAACATACACCTGCTGCTAGGGAATATTCATCTTGGGTTCCAGTAATATCTACTCAAACTGGTACTGCACAGATATTAGATAGTGCAGAGCAGGAATACTTTGCAACTTTACAAGAATCAATAGATGATTTACAACATTGGCAAACAGAGCCAGTACATGATATTGCTATTCCAATTACAAATGAAGAGCACGAAACAAGAATAAATGAAAGTAAAAGAAAAATAAAAATCATTCGGCCAAACTATTTAGCTTCGATTCTAAATGAATTAGAGAATCAATAATGGCTAGTATTGAAAATTTAATTATAAAAGATTTATTCATAGCAGCAGAAGGCCGACCTATGTTAAATCTTAATGCTAGCAACAATCCATTATTTAAATCTATTAACATATATGAGTCAGTATTCTCACAATATTTGACTGGTAATATTATCTTTATTGATGCAGCAGCTATACTTGAAAGTTATCCTATAGTTGGCGATGAATATCTATATATTTCATTCAAATCATCACCTTTAGCTAAAGAGTATAATAAAATATTCAAAATTATTAAATTAGAAAGTGTTGATGAGGTTCCAGCAAAAGGAATTCAATTATACACTTTACATTTTGTATCAACCATAGCAGATGAGTCATTAAAGAGAAAATTAAGAGTATCATTTAAAAATAAAAAAGAATCTGAGATTATAGAATCAATATGTAAAAATACTCTAGGCGTGAATAAAATTGAAGTTGAAGAAACCTTAAATGAGCGAACATTTGTAATTCCAAATTGGTCTCCATTAAAAACTATAAAATATTTAGCAAATACGTCTATTAGAGATTCTAACTCAAGAAGCGCATCATTTTTATTTTATGAAGATCGTAATGGGTTTAAATTTAAATCATTAGAAACCATGATGGGCGAAGAAGCTGTTGCAGAACTAACCCTAGACAAAAATAACTATAAAAAACAAACAATATCTAGCATAAAAGAATTTGAAATAGATAATTGTTTTGATATAGTTTCAAATAGCAATAACGGGTATTATGGTTCTACTATTACTGAAATAGATTTAATTGATAAAAAAGTAAATACATACAATTATACCAATGAAACCTTTTTAGAAGATCAAGATAAGATTGATGATACTGGTGGATATGCAATACATGGCCAAAGTAAAAGCGATGGTGGCGACAGACCAATAGTTAGAGTAAGAAATCATACGCATGCAAATGGTAATTTTAATAATGCGCACAATGTAATGCCACGAAGAATGTTTATGCTACAACAATTTAAAAACTATGAAATAGATGTTACTTTGCCTGGTAATTCTAATTGGATTACTGGCTCAAAGATATTATTCAATAATCCTTCATTACGAAAAACAACATTACCAGAAGATAACAAATATATAACTGGTAATTTTATATGTACAGAAACATGGCACGAAATAACTCCATCAAAGCACAATATGATGATTACATTGCGGAAGCCTACATTTGCAAATGAGGTTGAAAATTAATGATTAACGACGCACAGTGGTTCTTTGGTAAGGTAGAGGATATAGCAGACCCTAAGCAACTTGGTCGTGTCAAGGTACGTATATACGGAATACACTCGGAGCAAACAACACCAAACCTAGAAACTGGCGAGGGCATAGAGACTGAAGCACTACCGTGGGCTTTGCCAATGCAGCCGATTACATCCGGTGCACTAGTTGGTGTCGGCACATCGCCGACTGGGCTGAAAGTTGGTAGCCAGGTTGTTGGCTTTTCCAGAGATGGCGACAAATACAATAACCTAATAATAACCGGCACTGTTGCTGGTATAGCAGATGAACATGATGTCAATGAGCTAGCACGCGGAATCACTACTGATATGGTGTCTGCTAAGAAATCAGGCGTCAAATCTGGTGTGTCAAATGCCAACGGCAAAGGTACATGGTCAGAACCCGCTACACAATATGCTGCTAAGTATCCTGATAACCATGTAACAGAAACGGAGAGTGGTATCATTATAGAATTGGATGATACTTCTGGAAGTGAACGTGTACATATATATCATCCAACAGGAACCTTCCATGAGATACACCCAGACGGTACAATGGTTACGAAAGGGGTCAATGGATCATACGAAGTAATTCAAAATGATAAGAACATCTCTGTTGGTGGAAGTATAAATATTAATGTATCAAGCAATTGTACAATCAAAGCTGGCGCGGATTGTGATATCCAAGCTTCAGGGAATACAAAGGTAGTTACAACAGATTGTGATATCAATGCATCTGGAAATATTAAAGCAACAGCAGGCGGCTCAGCGAATATTTCAGCTGGCTCTTCTGCCGAGGTATCGGCAGATGGCAGCGTGTCAGTTTCGGCTGGCGGCTCAGCAACTATAACCGCGTCATCATCAGCTACACTAAAAGCTTCGGGTGGCGTATTAATTAAAGGATCAAAGGTAGAATTAAAGGGAACACAAACGGTAGTAATATGAATATTTTATCAAAGCTAGGGACAATGACTAAAATGAAACTAACAAAAAAAGACCAAGCTAAGTTTATCTTAGAAGGTGTTCAAGATAGGTTCACTGAATTAAATCAAGTTATCGGTCCTGCAGGATCGGTGCCAATGCTATTAGCAGAAACTGAATATAATGATCAAGCAACAGAGATAGCAATATTAGTGGATGAATTAAATGTTGAAATTGATTTATTAGCTAAAGATATTAAAGAAGAAATTAATTAATGGCAAAGCCCACATATAAAGATATCAATCTTAGTTTCATTGCTCATCCTATTACTGGTGACCTCGTAACAACAAATGATGATGAAGCAATCAAGCAATCTGTTAAGACACTTATTCTTACTGGTTTTTATGAGCGCGCACATCACCCAGAGCTTGGTTGTCAAGTCAACGGGCTATTGTTTGAATTGGATACAATTGCTACACGATTAGTTATAGCAGAAACAATAAGAAGCATATTACGAGAACATGAAAATAGAATCAGAGTAATAAATGTTTCAGTAGATTCAGATGATAATCATGGTTATAATATAGGTATATTTTATAAAATCTTAGCGTATCGTAAAGATGCGAAAACAACATTATTTTTAAACAGGGTTAGATAATGGCAAACCAACAATTTCAAGATTTGGATTTTGATGAAATCAAAGAGAATCTAAAAACATATTTAACAAATAAATCTGAGTATGCAGATCATAACTTCTCGGGTTCCACGTGGAACCTGCTTTTAGATGTAATGGCTTGGACAACTCATTACGTTGGAGTATATGCCAACCTAGCCCTCTCAGAATCATTTCTTGATTCTGCAGACTTGAGGCGATCTATTGTGTCGCGAGCAAAGGAGCTTGGTTATTTTCCTAAGCAGAGCACTGCAGCACAAGCTGGTGTGCAACTATCTGTGACTGGCCAGACTTCTGGACTTACATTATATGTACCAACCGGAGCAAAATTCTCAGCTTCTATAGACGCTGAATCTTTCCTGTTCCAGTCAATTGATAAAATACAATTAATAGAAGATGGTTCTACTGGAAATTATGCCACCGCCTCAGACGTTATTATAAAACAGGGATTTTCAGTAAATAAAACATGGACTATATCTGATCCTGCAACTGATCAATTTGTAATCGTAGATTCAAATATAGATACGGATACTTTGACAGTAACAGTAAATAATGAAGAATGGTTATATGCAGATGATATAACAGTTGCTACCCCTGATAGTAAAATCTTTTATTTACAAGAGGTTGATGTTGGAGAAATTGAAATATATTTTGGCGATGATATTCTTGGAGCAAATATTGATACTAATGATAAGGTCGTAGCGACTTGGTTGAACACAAAGGCAGACAGAGCAAATAATATTAATGTATTTGAGCTAACATCGCCGATTGGTGGCATAGCTGCTAATGCTTTCACAATAATTACCACATCGCAATCCTCGGGCGGGTCAGAGCCAGAGTCTGATGAAACAATTAAGCTAATTGCTCCTAAAGTATATGCTACTCAAAATAGATTAGTCACAGCAGAAGATTATGAGTCTATGGTACTTGCTGAATTTTCATATATAGATGCAATATCAGTATGGGGCGGAGAAGAATCATCGCCGCCTCAGTATGGAAAGATTTTAATCTCTGTGTCTAAGAGCGGAATTGGAGAAAGTATATTAACAACAGTAGAGCGAGCTGAGATACTAGATTATATCTCATTACATAAAGTTGTAACTCAACGACCAGAGATTTATGATCCAGATTATCTAAATATCTCTATGGCAATTACAACTAAATATAATCAATATATGACAACTAAATCGGATGATGATTTGGTTGCTGCTATTGAAGCAGGAGTTGAAGCATATTATAATAGTAACTTAGTAAATTTCAATAGTACATTAAGGATGTCAAGATTACTTGCAGCAATTGATAATTCAGAGACATCAATTGTAGATAGCCACGTTGATTTGACAATTCATAAAAAATGGCAACAACCTATTCTGCAATTTCAATTGTCACAAACTATTGCTATAAACTTCGGTGGAAATGCAATAGAGCCTGGTACATTTACATCCAGCCTATATGATACAACCAAACAATTAAAAGACGATGGCGAAGGTAATGTTTTATATTATGATAATTTAATATTATTAGATGATTCATTTGGTACAATTGATTATATTACTGGTACAATAAATATCCCTAATATAACTATACCAGACGCCACTGCAGCTGCAGCACTAGTTG